AAGACAAGACCGTTGGGGTTCAGACATTCTCGTGCACAGGAGACAAGTGCGAGATTGTTGACCTTACTACATAACTTCGCAGGCTTGTGCCCCGCAGGAGATAGCATCTCCCGCCCGACAACCCCCGAAAGGGGGTTGTTTCTTTTCCTAAATATAGGACAAGGAGATTATTCAATGAGAACCAACCACAACACTTTTCGTTCGCTGAATGAGACTATCACTTTCATTCAGAATCCCACTCTACCAAAAGTGATTGATTATATCAAAACGGTAGTTAGGGGGCACAAAACGAATAAGAGTGATATTGAGTATGCAATAGAAGACCTTGAAAATGTTCAAAAGGCTTTAGAACAAATCTTGAAAACGGGAAAGATCAAGTAAAAGTCAATAAACCCCCGAAAGGGGGTTGTTTCTTTTATAAATAATGGACAAGGAGAAATTACCATGTCCCGATTCAACACCGATGCCTTCCGTTCGCTCAACGAGAGCATTGCCAAAGTCCAGAACCCACAAGCCGCTTTGAATGAAGCACTAGACTACACTGCTGCACTAGAAGAAATTCTATTGGCTCTGTGCGAGGAACTAGACCTTGATCCTAATGAGTTGATGGAAGATATATTTGACAATTCAAGAAGTGCTAGTGTTTCTCGTGAAAATATTAAAATCGCTCAAAAGCAGGAAAAAGCAGGACAAAAACCCAAAGGCTTTGCTGCAAAGGTGAAAGCAAAACACGAAGAAATGAAGAAGAGCAAAACCAAATACGGTATAAGTAAGGCTGACGACGATGCTGATGTTAACTATAGAATGAAATTGGTTGGAGACGATCCGTTTGGGCCAGGACGACCTCTGCGTGGTAAAAAGGGCACAAAACAAGTCAAACTCGTGCCTAAACCAGAAGCGTGAAATTAGTTTCGCTAACGAAAGCATGAATAAATCGTATACACCACAACCCCCGAAAGGGGGTTGTTTCTTTTAGAAATCTAGACATTTTTGTTTGGTGGGGTGGGCTAGATATTTGTATGCAGAGAGGCTATGTTCCATCTCTTCTGCTCGCCCTCTCACTACTCTTCGGGGCATGTGACGAGGCATCGGTGTCGGTATACGACACACCACAGGATTCTCCAGCAGGGGAGTCTGTCACAACCCTCCCGTGGTTCATGGATGGATTTTCCCTGCTGGACGAGCATACAGAAGAACTTGCGGTGGGTGAATTGGTTACACGAGACGGCTGTGAGATTGGTAGTGCCGTCCTGATTGCACCGCGTGTTGTTCTTACCGCAGGGCATTGCCTAGACGAAGGTAATGTGACCCACTTCAAAGCAGGATGCGAGTATTACAGGATTGCAGACTACAGGTTACACCCCAAGTTCAAGGTGGGAGAAACTATTTTTATGGATGTAGCCGTTGCAGTATTAGAAACATCTTGTCCGTTCACACCTATTCCCCTGCTTAATCCCGACACCAATGTGTATTCACGAGGCGAGCCGCTAACCGTGATAGGATTTGGTGGCGATTTTAAACGCCGTAGCAAATGGGGTGAGTTTGCGTATTACGGAACCCTGATTGAAGACCCCACATGCTTCAAAATGTACAGGCACGAAACAACAGTATTCTTTGGTGATTCAGGCGGTGCAGTCATTGATGCCAAAGGAGTGCTTGTTGGTATTGTATCGTCTCTAGCCATTTGCGATGGCAGAGTGTTTGAAAATTCAGCAACCCGTTTGGATTTGGTAGCCGATTGGATTAAATACACAGCACTAGACCTTTCGGGTGTTCAATTGGAGACAGCCCCATGAACAGGATTCAGAAAGCCCTAGTGTGTGGTATCAGTTTTTGTGTGGGGCTACTGCTAGCCCGCCTGATGGGATTTTAGGCTCCGTCTTCGGTGACGGTAGCAACCTCAACAGGCTTTGCAGCCGCTTGTGCTGCGTCCAACTGCTTCTGTAGTTCTGCCTTTTCCTTGAGAGCAATCTCTAGTTTGGCTTCGGCTAGAATTACGCTGCTAGTCAGAGTGTGTACTCGCTTCTCCAACAGAGGGATCAGCACGGTTTCATTGTAGTTTTCAGCCTGCTTGGCTGGTTCAGACGGTATCATTCCTGGAAACATAATAGAATCCTCCTTTCCTGTATTTAGGCAGGTTCCCTAAATACCTGTATGGTAATAGCAGGAATTGATTATTCGCTTTGTGGCCCAGCCGTCTGCTTGTACAACAATCCAGACGATTCTCTACCGTGGAATCACGAATTCTGTTCTTTCTATTTCCTAACAGAGAATAAAAAACAATCAGAAATTCGCACCATGAATATTTACGGCGAGCGGCTTTCGGATTGGAACTCTGACCAAGAGCGATACGAAAGTATTGCTGATTGGGCTATTGATATTGTGATGGGCTGTTCCCATGTTGCACTTGAGGGATACGCTTATTCTGCAAGTGGGCGAGTGTTTCATATTGCAGAAAACACGGGAATCCTGAAATACAAAATATACCATCTAGGTATTCCACTCACAATCATTCCACCCACCGAAGTTAAGAAATTTGCAGCAGGCAAAGGCAATGCGGACAAAACCCAGATGTACGATGCCTTTGTATGGGAGACAGGAATGCACCTGAAAGCAGTACTAGCCCCTAACCGCAAGGAAGTGGGTAGTCCTGTTTCAGATATTGTGGACTCGTACTATATCTGCAAAAGGATGTACGAAACTCTCAAGGGGCAGCAGGAGGCTGCGGATTAGAATCAGTCCCCTGTGGCTTGTCTGCTTCAGCGTCTTCCTTGTCGTCTAGATGGATAGGCTTGTTGATGAATTCCTTCCAAGCCCATGCCACAACTAGGAACAGAACAGGCAGATACCACAGAATCCATCCCCAGTTCTGACTGATCTGATCGCCGTTCAGAATCTCGTGCTTGAGTTTCATCATAATCACACTATCGGTAGTGTTGTCAGGAATTACTTCTGGGCCTGTGTTGCAACCCGCAAGCAAGAGAGACGCAAGCATTAGTTTAATCTTGTTCATGGGCACTCCTTATGACTTGTTGGCAGCGGCAGCACTACCGAAGTAGAAGCCAACGATGCTCACTAGAATTTGACGGGTTTCTGATGTAAACAAGAAGCCGTTTACTTCAACAAAATACTTGCGGGTGGTTTCAGGAAACAACCCAAAGAAGCCTTCAGGAGTCTTGGCATCTACCTCAACAAAGGTGGGTAGACCAAAGAATGGAAGAATGAACGGTGCAAGCAGGGTGGCAAACAGTACGGCAAGCACAATGATTTGACGAATACCCTTGCCCACATCTAGTGGAACACGCTCTGCTGCTTTGTCTTGATTCTCTGTGGTCTGCTTGTTTGAAGCCATCAGGCGTTCAAACATTTCTTTTTGGTCTTGACGCTTCTCTGCCATGAAGCGGAACAGGAATCCTGTTGCAGACCCGCCAACCAATGATATGAGTTCTGGACTAAACATATAAGTCACTTCCTTTCTGAATCAGTGTTTTCAATCACCTTATTATTTATGAGTTTGGCAGTCTTCCTCTTTAAAATATTATATCGCTTTTTAGCGGGCACAGGGGGAATATCGCTGCCTAGACCAGCAATTTTATCACTTCCCACCACATTTGTTGGAGCAGAGGTTGGAAGCCCACCGTCTTGTTCCGCAAATGACGCAAATCGTTTTAGTCTTCGTGCCATATTGCCTCCTATAATCGCCGTAAAGCCTCTGCAAGCCGTCCGTCTACAGGAATGGAGTCCAAGCGTATGGCTTCCAATACCATTCCCTCTCCTATGTAGTTCAAATATAGAAGTGCCGTTTTTAGTGGCGGATACAGGGACGGTTCTAATTTGTAAAATAACATTCGTGACGCACCAAGAGGCGTAAACACATTTCCTAAAATAGTCAAGTGATTCAATAGCAGAATTGGTCGTATTCTACCACTCCGCATATATTTTTTAAGTAACCGCTTCACATATTTTATTCGGTTCAAGTCTTCATTGAACTCGTTCATGCCAATACATTGGGGATTGGTATATTTCCCTATGGCATAGAGCATAAAATTATCGCGGTTAAGAGTTTTGAAGTCCATAACGAATACTAGTTTTTACTTTTTCACTGGTTTTTTCTTGTGCTTGTTTTGTTTTTCTTTTGGTGTCAGATCGGAATCTGTTATGTTTATTCCTGGAATTGGATCTTGTAGTGGTGTGCCTTGCCCGATGAATATGTCCTCGTGCACCGAAGGCACATTCTTCAGACGGATGTATTCCCAAAAGCCTTTCACTTGCCCTCGTATTTGGCTATTGGACGGGGCGAACCAACCTTCTTGCCGTTCTGCACCTTTTGGGTGAGAATGCTCTTCTTGGGTCTACTGCGAACTACATCACGGTTATTGAACAACTTATCCAAGCGTGGAACCCAATACTTCATCTTGGCTTCGGTGACAGGCTTCTTCTTCTTGGCACGAAGCAGAGCGAAATCCTGTGAGTCAAGACGCTTGTTCTTGTTCACATCCAGTTTCTTCTGCCCGCCAACCAGTTCTTCCTTCACAGTCTTCTTGCCAAACACATGACCGAATACACCCTTGCCGTAGTTCTTCTTGTTGTGGGCTACTCGGGCTTGCACTTCCTTTTCCTTGTCAAAAGTGCCCTTCTCAATACGCTTCTTTCGCTTGTCCAAAACCTTGTCACGCATACTGAAATACGCATCGCCCAATTTCTTTTTGTTTTCGGGGTTGAGAACACCACGAGAACCCAATCGTGCCTTGTCGTAGGCTTTGCCCAAACGCTCTAGTTTGGCTTGCCCTGCTTCGTCAATCTGCTCCACGCCTTCAACTACACCTTGTTTCTTTAGACGACGAAGACGAGACTTTGTGACACCAACAGGTTTGCCTTCGGTGTCGGTTTCAAACTTTTTCCATCCGTCTGTTTTCATTTTTCCCTTACCACCACTTACTGAGTAATCAGTAGTAAGTTTTTGAGTTCCCTGCATATAGCCGTGCCGTGTTCGTGGAGTGTCACGAACCATGCGTCCTGCTTTGGCAGACGAACCACCGCTCTGTGAGTATTCGTCAATCTGCTCCATCCCTTCCTTTACCTCTGCACGGCTACCACGCTTGACAAGTTTGCCTCCACGACCGTAGGTGCGGGGCGAATCTGCTTCCTTCTGTGAACGCTTAAGCAGACGGAGAGAAGCAGCGTCGTGCTTGGTTTCTAGTTTTTCACCACGCTTTGCAGCCTTGCCAGTCTTTGTCATTCTTGCAGAGTAGCCGCGTTGTGCAATGTCTTCGTGCTTCTGTACCTTACGCTCCATTTCCTTTTCACGAGCAGGAGTCTGATAGTCTTCATCCAATTCAGCCTCTTCCTTCACAGCCTTCTTGGCTTTGGAAACGCGATACAGGGTATCGCCTTCACCGTGCTGAACGCTTACCCGCTTGCCGCTTGCACGAATAGCGTTCAGGTCGGCTTTGGTCTTCTTGAGAGACTTCCATTCCTCTGCAACCTCAACCTCTTCCGCTACAGGCACAGAGGGAGACAGTTTAGCAGTCACCACATACAGGGACTCGGGGGTGAGTTCCACATCCACATGGAGATTCAGTTCGGTATAGCCACCTGTAGGGTTAGCCTTGCCGTCAAAACGAATCTGCCCTGTTTGTGCGTCGTAGCCGTCAACGCGACCAAATTGCACAACAGGAATGTCAAACGAACCAACGCCACCGTCCCACGAACCTGGCTTCCACGCAAAGTCTAGTTGCACCACATTGAGACGCACCTTCATCTTAAGGAAAGCCTCGTTGGGATCAAGGTAAGTGCCCTTGCCGATGGTGGCAAGCATGGCATTGATGCCTGCTAGAGCACCCGCAGACTGTAGATGATGCAAACCTGCATCGTCCTTGTGTGCAGAGCGGTTGCCGTAACCAGTGAGAACCTCCAAGTATTCACTCTCGTTTAGTGCTTTGCGGAAATCCTTGAATGCCTTGTTCTCTTTCATCTCATGCTCCTTCGGGGTTGATCTCGTCTGCGAAATGGTCTAGTAGTTCTTTGGCAACTCGTCGCTTCTGTTCGCCAGTCAAACGAATCTTGCTGCCGTACTTGGCGTACTCTTTGATTGCGTCTTCTACTGCGTAAACAAAGCCCTTGATGGCTAGTTCAGGGTTGTATTTGCCCTTGCCTAGTTTACGCTGGTAGTTCTTGATGATGGGGGTGATGCGTGAGCGGTAGATGCTCTCGGTGTTCACAGCAGTCAGGTAAATCTCCTGCTCTTCAGGAGTGAGTTGACCGCTTTCTACTGCTTCTCTTATGTTCATTTTAAACTTTTTGTATTGTCCCTTCTTCATTCTTTTGCCGAGTTCTTCACCCAAGAGAATGTCAGTAACATCTCCACGCATATCATGCCATGCTTGTTTTTCAGAAGCGTATGGGCCGTGTATTACTTTCTGATAACTATCAAATACTGCGTAATACTTTTTGGGGTCAAGATTTGTTGTTTCTACTGCTTCCTTTTGGAGACGGTTTAGTGCACGACCGATTCCAATTTCCCGCTTAATGTACTTTTTGTTTTGGTAGTACTCACCCTTTGCTGCCTTGTTTCCACTTTCCCATTCGTGCATTCCCTGACTTCTGTGTGCTCCTTGCACATAAGAAGCAAGAGTCTTCTTGCTCAACTCGTCAATCTGCTCTGCTTCTTCCTTGACACCTGTTGCTCGCTTGATGCCCTTGACAGCATTGGCTTGCTGCCTGCCTGTCAGGAGATTGCGATAATGGTCAAGACCAGTAGTCATGCGTTGCAGTTGCGAGCCACGCTTGGCAACATAAGCGTCTTTGGTCTTCTTGCTCAATTCTTGCAGGTCGGTCATAAAGTCAAAGAAAGTCTTGCCTTCGCTCACACTCTTCCATCCACCGCCCTTGGAGTTGTACCACTTGACTGCCCATCCGTTGGCGTAAGCCGATGGATACACCTTGAACTTGCTCTTGGCAGCAGCCTTGGCTTGCGACCACAGAGACGGGTTGGTGGGCTTGTTGGCTTCAAGAATCTCTTGTGCGTCCTCGTGCAACCCAACAAGAGCAATGCTCTCTTCGCAACCCCAATCAAAATCCTCTTCCACAACTTCCTTGCCCATTGTGTATTTGAAAGCGTTGAACAAGGCAGGAGTACCTGTAATCTTCTTTACCATGCTGTCCAACATGTTAATCATCATTTCACGATACACCTTGCCCATGCTCATGCTCTTCATATTGCTCTTGGACTTGAGAGCCTTGCGAGCAGCGGTTATTTGGCTTTTGTCCACCAAGCCGCTACGGAGGAGAGCAGTTGTGCGATCACTTTCTGCACTTTCTCCCAACTTTTGACTAGTGGCTGCAACGGTTTCTGAAGCATCGGCGGCTCCTTTTGTTTTGGTTAGAGACGAGCGTAGTGCGGTATACAGAACACGATTCTTTAGAATAGTGTCCACCACATCTACTAGAATTTCTTGCATGAGTGTGCGATACGCAGGACTGCGAGAATACTTTTCAGGGTCAGAGAACAGAGTCATAGCCCTACGCACATTGTTCTGTGAGACTAGACCAAGACGGAGCAGGGCTTGTAGTTTAGATTTGATAGCGGTGTCCATTCAATGGTTCCTTTGGAAACTGTGTTTACTATATTTAGACCATAAAATATTGCTATCAAACCATACGGACTGGCCCATAAACTGTCCGTCCATTTTTAATTCTATAAATTGCTGTTTTACCGTTTCGCATGGACACATAGATTTCTTCACCGTATCGGATGGCTTGAACCGCGTCATTTCCAAATATTTGATACGGCTGGTTGCATCGTCCAATATAAAAATATACCTTACCGCCCTTGACTGCTACCCATGTGTCTTCAGCACCGCCTCGTGGGTTCACAGGGCACGAAGCGTCTTCTCCCAAAGTTTTGTGGCTAGTCATGGTGGGCTTGTTGCCCTTGCCTGCTTTGGGTGTCTTGCCTTCGGCTCGTCGCTTCTGACGCACAGCCGACTTGCGTTCTTTGGGACTCATCTCACCTACAGTTTCAGGAGTCTTGCCTACACGACGCATGGGACGGCATTTAGGATATGGGCCTTTGCTGTCTGCACTCTTGCGACCACACGGAGGATACTCGCCTGTCTTGGGGTCTTTTTTGCCACCAATGTTGACCCATTTCTGTGCAAACCAATCGCCCAAGTCTTCGTCAATCTTGCACGGCGGTGTGGGGAATTGTGTGTTGTGCTTGGAGAACCCACCTGTTTGACCGGGTGTGTCTGCACGACGCTTGTACTTATCGCTTTCAACAAGATTTGCAGCAGCAGCGTGATACAGTTCAGTAAAGTCAAACTCTTCTTTCATTTTTAGACGCATACCACTCTTTACATCGTTGAACAGACGAACAATATCATCGCGCTTTGCTGCTGATGGCATTCCACGAGCAAATGATTTTTTGTCGTCTTCTGCAACGGCTGCTCGCATCTTGCTAGCACTCATGCCTTGCACACCGCTTGCACTTTCGTCACGCTTGCCTGCTAGAACAAAATCGTAGCGTTTCAATTTAAGTCTGCGTTTTGGGTCAGGATGTTTCATCAATTTACGCATTACCGAATCGTCATAGTCTTCGCTGCGATCCTCACCACCAACAAATACTACATGATCGTAACCCATATCTGCCATCTTGTAAATAAGATCAAATGGAGTTTTGATCTCGTCAGAGTTTATAAAATTTACTCCTGGAAATAGGCGTTTCAACCAAAAGTGTTTACGAGATGGCGACAACGGATTCTTTTTGGGATCGTGACTGCGACTGAAACCAATCGCGTGGTCTGCTCCCATTTTCCGTGCTGTGTCTACCACCTTGTTGAAAAGGAGTTGGTGTCCCGAAGTTGGTGGCTGAAAACGACCGAAAGCAACCACTATGGTTTTGCTTCGTCGTGTATCTTTTACAGATTTAGCCACTTTGGATCACCTCCCGTAATGCACTCGCGGTACACCAACTCTTTACTGTTTCCACGATTTGGAAATCGTGAAGTTAGCCTTTGAAAACTCTATGCGGTCAACCAGTTTCACCGCATCGTTACTCAACCGATCTATTGCAACAAATCCTTCGGGAACTGTTGCAACATACTTGTCGCCCTTTTGCACAAACGCTCCAAATCCTGTGGAGAGGGTTCCTAGTTTGCCTAGCACATACTTCTTGATCTGTGCTACACGATTATGTAGTGCAAACAGCCGATTGATTTGATTGCGGTTGTTACGCACATAGTCTAGTGTTGGTGTGGGAGTTTTGGCAGGAACTTTAGTCTTTCGTTCCTTACGCTTGGCATCCACCTTTGCGGACAGGAACGACAGGAACTCGTTGGCATCACCCAATTCGCGTCCGCTGCGAATGATGCCGTTGAAATACATTTTGATTTCGGCTACAACTGCGGTGTTTTTGGCTAGCCCGTTCATTACCGTTCGCAAAGCAATACCGTCACGGATAATGTCGTCTATCTGCCCGTTGATGTGTGCAATATCTTTGGCAGTAAACAAGCAGTCACCACGAGAGAATCGGTAGGTTGCATTGTCGTACCACACAGTTTTGCTTTTAGCCAATCCTTCAAGTGACGGATTGAATTTCACAACACGCAGATCTGCCATGCTGTCTCCACCGTATTCGGTGTGGAACACTATACCAATCTTGGCTCCACCAATTCGTGTACCCAAGTGTGATTTGGGGTCAACTGCGTACTTGATGGTGTTGGGTTGGAAAGTAATGTATCGCTTGCCGTCAATGGTTTCGCTTCGGCGTGTCTCGCTGTCAAACAGCAAGTCGCCTTGCAAAATGGTGTTGATACGCAGCGTCTTGAAATACTTGAGGGCTAGTTTGAGTTTAGCGTTTAGTCCGTCAGCAGGATGGTTGGCATCAATGTCTGCATTGGTGTAGTTGATCTTGGGTGTTTTGTTAAACACGCTCTTTGTACCCACAAAGAACTTTCCGTTCTCGGGATTGATTCCCATGATGACCGCAGGAGCACCGTCCCACTTTACAGAGATATCGTAAGGCACGGTGTCGTTGCCGTAGAGCGACTGTACCACGCCACGCAGAGAGTTCATAGCCTTTGAGAAGCCTGCAAATCCACTATTGAAAATCTCGTCCTCTAGATGCTCCAAGTGGACATTCTTCCCACCTGTGCTCTTTAGGGATTCCGCTAGAAAGGGAATAAATGAATTCATAGGTTTCACGCCATTATTTAGGCGTGTGTAACCTGTTCAGACCGCCACAGGGCGATGGCATCCACAAGGGGTTCCACCCAATCGCGGGTGTGGGCTTCAAATACTTGACACTCGCCCGTACTGGCTACACCCATGATTATTGTAATATTGTCTACCCGCTGCCCTGTCAGGTCTTGCCACATGAGAGCGTATGCGGCTCCCTGTGTAAAATAATCGCTGATTGCGTCTTCGCTCTTGGGATTCTTGGAAGTCTTGAAGTCCACCACAGACAGGTTGCCGTTATATTCTGCAATACAGTCCGTGCGTCCTGCTAGCCCAATCTTTTTAGACCACAGAGGCACTTCAATTGCACGAATGTTGTCAATGCAGTCCAAATACGGCTGCATGGTGTGGAACATGTCCAACTCTTCCGTGCCTGCGGCTTCGGTGAGTGTAGTCTCTATTCGGTTTTGCAGGTAGTCTTCTATGATGGCATGAACCCGTGTGCCACGAGCCAAGATACGGCGTGACTCATCAGGGTTTTCTCGTCGCCACTTGGCAAAGAATGCTCGCTTTGCCCATCCTGTAACTGTGGTCACAGACGGAAACACGCCGTCAGGTGTGGTGTATCGGCGGCTACCGTTTTCTTCCTTTGCACTTATGTCGCCGTTTATGTCAACGAACGCATGACGAAAAGTTTTCATGGGTTATTCGTTGTCTGCGGGCTTCTCGTCAACCGCTTCCACTTCAGGTTCAGCCTTATGCTTTTCAGGAAGTGGAGTTTGGTTGCGATCCAACCAACGCTTGGCAGCAGCAAATTCAGGCTTGTTCTGTTGCTGCTGCATCCACAACAGCATGTCTCTCATGTTAGGCATAGTGTTCTCCTAGTAGTATGTAGCACAGTTATTTATCAAATATTCATTAAAGAATCTCTTTTGAATTCTTCAATGCGTCCTCGTAGCCTTCTAGCAGTTCTTCAGATATTCGTGCGTATTGGGCTGCACCACGCACAAACGCTTCGGTCACAGCCTGTGTAAATGAATTGCTGCTACCAAATAGGACGATTGCTGGTAGACACACTCCAACCACGACTTCACGCAGGTACGCTGTTTTCGCGTCAAACGAGTACGAGCCGTTCTTCTGCTTCTCTTCCAGTTCGCGTAGCACTTTTTCAAAAGCCGCCGAGTACGAGCCTGTGGCATCCAAGTTCTCCTTGCCGTTTTGAATAGTCTGTCGTGTTGCGTCTACACACGCGGTCTGTATATTGTAGTCGCATTCTTCTTTTAGCGACAAGAATTCTAACGGTTTTAACGCTTTCCTAAACTTTGACAGTACAGCGTATCTGTCAAATATTTGCAATTCTTCGTTCACCGAACGCACAAGAGCGTAACTGCTCATGGCTTCAGCGAGAGAATAGATTCGGGTAAACGATTTGCTGTCTTTGAATGGGCGTGTGAACAGGGATTGCTCGTGAACTGTGGAGTGCCTGTACACAGAGTTTGATATGAACGGAATGTACCGAAGTTCTGCATTGCTTGTACTGAACCACACAACAGGCGGATTATACCGCTCCACAAGGCTGTCAATCACCGCTAGGGTCAAGCGTGGATCGCTTCCGTGTTGTTCAGTTATTTGAAGGGTAAGAGGAGTTTCGCTAGGATCGGAAACTACAAATGACACTTCTGCTTGCGAGTCCTTTCCCTGAACTCGGATGCTGCCACCGTTTGGTGTCTTGTCACATTGAATCATGGTGTATATTCCTGTTTTTTACTTTCGCTTGCGAGGACGCAAGCCGAACGAAAGACGCTTACGCATAGACAGTTTACGCTTACGCTTTGCTGCTCCTCTTTTTGAACGAGATTTTCTTGCTGCTCGTTTGGAACGCAGTTTCATTTTTCGTAGTTGTGAACCCGGACGACGAACACACAGTCGTGGCCCACGCTTCATCATTCCTGGCCCACACTTGAATATAATTCTCTTCTTGCCTTTGCGAACCACAATTTTACGCTTGGCAGAAGCCTCGTTAATCATTTCAGTTTCAACTTCTACAGACTCTTCGATCTCTTCCGCCTCTTCTTCTTCAATGTTTACTTCAATGTCGGCTTCTTCCACAGGATCAAGAATTTCAATCACTCCATCTTTTTCTTCCCATTCAATACCTTCTTGTTCAAGATATGAAACCACATCTTCGTGACTAAAGTTTGGCATATCAAGGACAATCTTGCTCTCGGTGAGTTCAGCATCAAACTCTTCAAAGAATAGTCTTTGGAGTGAATTGAATGCGTGATCTCGTAAGTCCTTGAAATCTTTCATTTTAGTCCCACAACATATCGTCGCCGCGATCAAGCACTACTTTACGAGTACGCTTGTCGAGGATTTGGAGTCCTGTTCCTGCTGCTTTGAGTTCAACTTCACGCCCACTTGAAGTCTCGTAACTATCTATGCCCATCTTCTTGATCTTTTTTACCTTGAGTGTATACGGTTTTCCATTTTTCTGTCCGTACACTTCAAACTTTGTGCCCATAGGCTTGATGCTCATGGTGGCAATAAGTTGTTGTGCCATCTCAATAGCATTACCTGTGGCTGCTTCGCTTGCCTTCCATCCCTTTGCACTAGGCTTGGGCAGCAGATTGCCCATAGCGTCAGTCTTACGCTTCTTCAGAGGCACATTCGATCCCACAAATCGTGCAGGATCATCGGTGTTTATTCCGTAACCAATTGTGCCTAGTTGTGGGTTACGATCACGCTTGACCTTGACGGCTTCAAGCAGTGACTCCACAAGAGCAGAGCGGTTGGATGTCTTTACAAACCCTTCTTTCACGGGTTTTTCTTTTGGTTTGTCTTGCACGGTTGCTCCTGATCTGCTTTGGCTCATCAGTCCCACATCCTGTTGGAACTTGTTTGAGAATTCTATGATTTCATCAATGGGCACAGGCTTCCCATCCCGAGTGATTGTGCGAGTCTTCATCTTGGCATTTGTTCCTTCACCGTTGGCAATGTCAATTGCACATTGTGCTGCCCATCGGTGGTGTCCGTCAATCACATAACCGTCACTTACATAAATGGGTTCAAGCAGACGAGCAGCAGCCTTGCCGTAGTTCTGTGGGTCTTGCTGTGCTGCAACAAGAGTTCCATACATTGCAGCAACTTTGGAACCTAGTAGTTCACCCTGAATAGGCTTGAGCGAAGTAGCATCCACTTCTTGATCGTTGATTTCGTAGCCTGCACCTTTGAGTGCTTCCTGATACTGCTTTTCCATGTTGATTTCAAGTTTCAAGTCTTCAGGAGTTACTTGGTCAGGGCTTGTGTATCCCTTTGCTGCCATGAGAGTCTTGAATGCAGCGGAGTCTGTTTTCTTTGGGTCTACATTAGAAGAGAACTGCGGCATCTCTTTACGCACGATACCCTTGGTAGTCTTCTTGCCTGTGCGGTCATAGCAGAATCCCACTTGTGAAAACATCTTGTCGCACAACTCAAAGTCTATTACCTTTTGTCCACGCAGGGCTACAAGAGCCGCGTGATTCATCTCGTCCACAAACTGTCGTTCAACCTTTGCGTCACCGAATACGGATTCAGCATCGGTTTCAGGACCGTCAAATGCTTTGCTTGCTATAGCCTTTGTTACCACATTAGCCTTGCGGATGTCTGGCTTTAGTTTTCCGCTACCAACAGGGTCTTCACGGAATGCACCGTCAAAAACTGTTTGTGGGTCTTCAGCCCCGACTTCAGGATTTTCTTCTTCAGGCTGCGGCTCGTCTTTTGCAGTCTTGGTGGGTTGTGCCTGTGGAACAGCGGGCTTGGCTTGCGGCTGTGCCTCTGCTTGTTTTGTCTGTGGTGCTGCTTGTGATTGTGCTTGCGTAGCAGGAGCAGCGGCTTGTGGTTTTTGGTCTGCGGCTTTGTCCTTTGCGAACCCGTCACCGTCCAAATCTACTTGACGAGATGTGTCTACTTTACCGTGATCTACACTTCCACCTCGTCCCTGTCCTTTTGCGTATGCTTTAGCACGACCCTCATCGTCAAAGTAGTCAACGGTTCCTGCGGGATTCTTTGCACCGTAATGTCCGCTAGCAGTTTTCCAAGTCTCTCCCTTTTTGCGTTCAGCCTTTTGTTGTGGTTTAGCCGAAGACACAACTTGCGGAGCAGCAGCGGCTTGAACTTCAAGAATCACGCTTCGCAAACTTTTATACTCTTCAGACATTTCAGGCTCCAAATGTACGAGTTGCTTTGGTTATACGGTCTATTTGTGCTTGTATTTTCTCTGCACGACCTGGCCAATGAATATACTCTTTCTGCGGATTCTTCATCAGATTAGTGAGCAGAGGAAGAATCATCCCCTCAACTTCTAAAAGTTTAGCCTTGCACTCGTCACGAACGGCGTTGGCTCGCTCTTCAACTTCGTCCAACACCGCACTCAAACTCTCCCCTTGTGCCTGTACCGAAGCATTGAGTTCCCCCAACTCCATGTTCAGCACGCGGTCAACTTTTTCTTCCACTCGGGCTAGATGCGAAGAAGACGCAGGCTTCAACGCAACTATTTTTGCATCCAAATCATTCAATTTGGCTTGGAGTGCAGAAATAGTATCACCCGACACCGTTGGTTGCGGTGGTGGCGGTTGGACGATTGGTGTTAGCCCTGCTAACTCTTCTTCGTCAACTGCTGTAAATCCGAAATCAAATTCGGTGTCGGACATTTATCTGTCTCCGAACCAAAAATTGATTACGATAGTCTCCACACGCCTGTAGCACCGGTAGCAACTGCAAAGTAAAGATTTGCAGTGAATCCACCGTTGACTACGGTTCCTGTGTTGAATCCAAGAGTGTTGCCTGCAACTCCAGCAGAGGTTGTGACTGTAACATCGCTACCATCACGAATAAACTTCTTGAGATACAGACCAACAGTTTGTCCTGCTCCGAATCCAGAAACAGTAATTCCATTTGGACGGGTCAATCCTGCTGGATTCTGTAGAACAGCAGTCAGAGATCCATGAACACTGCCTCGGGCATTCAGAGTAATGCCGCTTGTTCCGAAAGGTGGGAAACCTGAACCGGTGGTTAGACCAGTGATTCCGAATCCATACTTTCTTGCTTGATCTTCAATAACATGAGCACCAGTAAATCCGCTCATGGCTGTGATTCCGTAAGTTGCAGCCAGAGCAGATAGAATGCTGCCCAATTTTTCTGCTTTTGCTAGTTCTACTGATCCTGCGGTAAATGCCATCGGTATATCCTTTCGAATGGGGGAGAGTAAATGGCTTGTCCTCTTATTTATTCATTTCTAAAGTGCCGTGTAGTGAACTCAATATTTGATTTTAAAGTCTTTGGACAGGCTTGGGTCTGCTCAAAGACGCACCATACGCTTGAAGCCCTGCTGCTACAGCGTTGCGTCCCCTCTGTGTCTTGGACGCTTCCGCAGCAATAGCCACGCACTCGTCGTAAATATTTTTGTTTTTCACCACCAACACTGTATCGGTGCTTGGGCCACCCATCTCGCTAAAGTGGCGATCACCCTGTGGGAAATCGTATGACTTTAGCCCTATGGACGCACCTACCCGTTGGGCTAGCCCACCGTAGATGCGACCACGAGCAGCCTTGGCATCCTGTTTGCGACCAAACAGCAGCCCACCAAAGTCCGAGCGTTTGGTAAATGCCTTGGCAATCTCTATAACTGTTCCAAACACCCCAATGGACTGGCGTGGGTTCAAGTCGCCCATGTCGTTGTCCACGAAATCGTTGCTGGTGTCCCATTCACCCATAGACTCGTCTGACCAATAGTAGTCTCCATTTATCTCTTGCAGATGCACTGGAAACACGAGACGAGCAAAAGACAACTCGTAGATGCGTTTCCCGTCTGCTGTCAGGAGTGGGCGTATTTCGCTGCCTTTATTTTCACCCCACACAAATGCGTGACCAAACGACACACGGAAAACATTGGCTTGTATTTGGTGAAGTGAGCGACCGTCTAGTTTGGGCAGCACCTTTTCCTGCACCCATCGGTTCATTTGTTTTCCGCTTCGCACAGGCACACCGTATCCGCCATAGTATCTTGTGTTTCCGCTGTTGCTGCGGTCAATATCTGAACTTATGTCTGAATCCAAGCCTTCGTTGCGGCTGATTGCAAAGTAGTTGTGGTGCATCAGGTCTGCGTATCTGCCTATGCTGCCCCACGAGACAGGATGAAGTCGTTTTGCCCACGGTGCGGGGCGATTGAACGCTTCGGTGAGATACGATTTGAACTGGAGTTGGCTCATTGTGCAATTCGCTCCAGTTCAAACACTTCAATGCCGCGTGTTCCGCCTGCTGCCATTCGTGTCTTGGCTAAACGGTATCCATGTTTGGCTGCGTATCGTCGGATGAGAGAATGATACAGTTTTACACGAGAACCTGAACGATACGAAAGAGTTTTGGCTTCTACTTCTGCTTTTTGTGCGTAGAACGAAATACTTTTTGGATTGTATTTTTTCACGAATCGCTTGAATGCGTCCATCACGCTCGCAAACACTCGACCCGCTTGCCCTTCACCTGTGAGAGCAGTTGACCCGCCTCGTGTGAAATCCATGTCCCATCCCTCTTGGTCTGGCTGGATGTATCCAAAGTTCACAACCATATAGTCGTCTATCCGCCCAAATTGGTCATTCCGTCCGTCATCACGAATTTTGTAACTGTACGACGCAGATGTGTTGTCCTCCTCCACTTTGAAAATGGGGAACGGTTGGTCATACAGTTCAGTCAGATATTGGCGGAAATCGTTGTGCATTAGGAGTTCAGATAACGGGTTATTTCTGCACCACGCAGATAGTGGAACTTTTGTTGGTTACGCACCAAGCCCACTTCAATGATTTCTACTCTCCATCCCAAATCTGCTAAATCTGGACGCACGGCTAACATTTCACGGAGTGCTCCCTTGATGGAGTCTCGGCTGATGCCTTCAAGCGATGGGGTTCCGCTGCCACCGCTGTATACTTTGAGCCAGCCCTTCATGTACGCAACCCTCTGCACTTCATAAGCCAAATCCATGTCTTCGGATTTGATTCTAGCCTCTACCACTTCAGGAGTATACTGCAATTCGTCGCTTCCGTCCTCTGTCCAGTATCCAATTCCGCGTGAGGTATAGTATTGTGCTTCACGCAGCAGCCCCTCGTGCATTTCGCTCTTGCTGATGCCGAAGCGAGACGGATTCATTACCAGTTGTGTTACATGGTAGCCGTTCTTGTGCAGGAATGTGTAGTTTTCCATTTTGGGATGCCACCAGCCTGCAACGCTGGCTTTATTTCCCCACGGATACGGAGGACGCTTGTTGCGTTCGGCTCGCTCTCGTGCACGAATCCGCTTCATTACCTCCGCAGCAGCCTTACGCATAGCCGGACTCTTGGGTGTGCGGTCGTGTCGCACATGCCGACGCAGACGCTCTTCTGCGGTTTCCGACTCTAGTGGTTCAAAAGCATTAGGGTTGTCGTAGATGCCTAGACGCTCGTGGAGATTGCGGATGAATTGGAAATAGTTTTTCATTTTATGAACCTGTTTTATATTCTGATATCAAATCTGAATGCAATAGATGTAACTCCCTTTCTTGCTTTACCTCTAGCATCAATTTTGATACTTCTTGCCAACTGACTAATATATCTGTCGTTTATTTCTACCATTTTTTTTGGACTCAACACATAGTTAGCAGTTGCATAACTGTCTTTTCCAAATAGCCCTGCACCCGTAAGTGTTTGCTCAATTAGGCTCTCTTTTATTTCTGGGTTGTTCTCCAAAAAATGCAACATTGACCCTACAAGTTCTGGACGAGCGTTTTTTTTCCACAGTTCATAATTTTTATCCCGTTTCACCACACCATTCTTTAGAAACTCAGATATGAGTGCTGGGCGTTCACGCTTTACCTTTGCAATATTTTTTGGGTCAAGCAATTTCGTTGGAGTTTCCTCCACATCCTCTATCAAATTTTCTAATTCTTTTTTTTGTGTAACAGACAGTTTGCATCCCTTTACCGCAGAGCGTAAAAGTTTTGCTGTTGTGGTTCCCTCTGCTGAAGACAACTGTACTGCTCCTTCCATCTTCACGCTACATTTTATTGGATTTCTGCCTTCCATGAACATTACATCTGTTTTTGGTTCTGGAACACCCGCAGGCAGAGTCATCTGTATTTCGTCAGAGTGTTTCGCAGTTTTTAGAATTTCTTTTCCAAACTTTTCAATGACCTGACTCACAGCGTCTTTTGCTTGTACAGATATTCGTGCTCCGTAAGGCTTTATCTTTTCGTTTCTTTCTTTCATTTGCCGTTCAGTCATTCCACTTTGTAGCAAAGAATAATAGACAATAGCCCATTCTAATTCAACACCACCACCAAGATTGCTCTCTTTTGCCATATATGATCTCCTGTCAGTATTTAGCCCAAAGAAAAAGGCAGGGGGTTAGCCTGCCGTTTTCTGTTTGAGTTTTTTGGGGTGTTAGTGGATCAAGGGTTGGGGTACTTTATTATTTTCCCACTTTGTATTTTTTTATCGTAGGCTGCTCTCTTTGCAGTTCCTTTCTTTGGAATTAGTGTACGACCCCCGCCCTTACGGTACAAGTACTTTCTGCTTGACTGCTCTCGGTTATGTCTATCTACAATTTTATCAGATTTTTCGCCCTGACCTTTTGACGCATAATCCCACTCCTTTTTGGACAGTTCACTCTTTCGTCCAGCAGTTACCGCATCCTCCACCAACGCTTGTGGGTCAAGGTCTAGTTCTTCGCAGAGAGCAAGAATCACGGCTTCAAGAGCAGCAGTGTATTCCATAGCCTCGGCTAGAGCGGCTTGTGGGTTTTGAACGCGGGCAATACTCTCGTTGAGCGAACGGAAGGTGTCGGTGTTGAATCGGGACATGATGCTAATCTCCTTGTGTATTATTTACTTGTTCTTTTTGGCTTCTGCTTCCTGACGCTTTTTCATGGCTTGGTAGTTCTTTTCTACCTGTGCAGCAGAGACTTCACGATTGGTCTTGAAGCCCTTGCCCTTGACCCAATTCTTGGAGGCTTGAAAGAAATCCACCTCGTCAATGATACGCTCGCTCAATTCCTGTGACTCTTTGACTGCCCGCTTCACAAGTTTGCCGCCCTTGCCGTACAGACGGCGGCTCATCTCTTCCTTGCGTTGGGTGGCGTATGTCTTGTCCTGTGCGGATAGTGCTGTGTTGTATCGCTTGCTTGCCTTTCCTATTTTCTTCACTCTTTCAGCCTTGGTTTTTGAGGTGGCAAACGCTGAACCTGTTGCTCGCATATAGCGTTTACCTTCAGCGTCGGTTCGGGCTTCCGCTCGCTTCATCTTGCCCAACATCTCACGCTCACGAGCAGGAGTTTGGAAGTCTTCGTCTAATCCCAAGTCTCGTAAGTATATGTGGCGTGCCTTTGCCCCTTCGTGTTCACGCTTGGCTTTGGCAAAGCCTGTGAGTTTCTTGCCGCCTTTGGTGGCGTAGGCACGGGTGATAGCCAGAGACGCACGATCAGCCAGTGCACGCGACTTTTCGTTGCGTAGTCCTCCTGCCATGCCTGTCTTTACCGCACGGTTCAGCACTTCCATACGCTTGGGGGTGACTTCTTCCTCTACCTCTCGTGGTTGCCCGTTCACCACGCCACGGATGGCATCGGTGAGTGCAGGGTATTCGTCGCGGGAGAACGGGTTGTACGGCTGTCGTGGGTTCATGGGTTTTCCTTTTTTGATTTGAGTAGTTTGCCTATCTCACGGTGTAAACGCTTGTGTGCCCGTTCCCCCCGCTTGCCCGGATATTCCTTCAGGTCTGCTGCATTGGCAGCACGAACAGCGGCAAGTGCGTTGCGGGCTTCAGCAAAGAATTGGTGGGGGTCTTTCATAGCATTATTTAGGACGGATCAGAGTCACACTCCCGTCACGCCACTCACCGCTTGCAACGGCTCCACCCTCCAACCCGTCCCATTGCTGCCGAGCGTCACGGATAGCGATACGGGTGCTGCTCTCTATCCACCATCCCCCGCTGTTCGCACTCCACCAGTAGTGCCCCTTGAAGTGGTACATGTACTGGGGGTCGGTTGCGTCAGGTACGAATGCGTGGTACGGATTCCGGCCCTGCCCACCGTAGCCGCTGCTTGTGACCTTTGGTGGTTCGGCTAGCACCCATGCGGTGGTTACAGGGGTGTGGCGCAACCGGGTCGCACGAGCAACCACGGTTTCCATGAATGCAGTTAATTTGCTTGCGAGCCGCTCCCCCTCTGTGCTGTTCCGTCCTGTGCGGGGGCTGTGACGAGCAACACCTTCACCTAGTTTTCGCTTGCGTTTGCCTTGGCAATGTGCCCGTTGGGAAAAGCCTTTGGGATGACTACAATCTATGGAGCGTTTATATTTCTCTGACCACGATTCAGAGGTGTAGTGGGAAAAGCCTTTCATAAATTTATCCGCTCCAACCTTTTAAATCAGAGTCGTTTTGAGCCATGTCTTTTGCGTCTTGCAGAGTCAACGGCCCATTGAACTCCATGCCCATGAGTGAGTCGGTTAATTCGTATCGCCATATCCACCCCTTGGGATTGTTTCTGTCCCAATCTGGATACTTGTTTTGGGTTATGGTGAATCGTCCGTCTGTGCTTTTCCATACGCCTGCAACAGTGGTTCCCTCGTTGGGTCTGCTTGCACGATACACCCGTTTCCATTGGAGCGGCTTACCTGGCTTGCCCACTACTAGTCTGCCTCGTGGTGCAGGTTTGTAGGGATTGGTGTGTTTGGCTTCTGAAATGAACAGAGAAAATCGTTTCATATGAAAATATGTATGAAACGGCTGCCGTGGCTTGGAAACCGCGATTTGTGGGAATATTTGAGAATATTGCCACACTTTACCCCACTTCCCCCCACATTTCGGAATGTCTGAAATAATGGGGTTGTGCGTGTTACACCGTTCTATTGTGCACCGTATTTTTTACCACGCAGGCTTGCCGCACGGTCTAGTGTGTTGTGCGTGGACTTGGGCTGTCCCCGCTTCATTTTATTCATTAGTTGAGTAAATTCACTCCCCGGCCCTTTGGTAGCGTCCACCCCCATCGTGCACACACTCACGCCACGACGCACACATTTCTTCCTCTTACATTTGGGACACGCGGCTGCTAGCGGGGTGTCGCGTTGGGCGATGGGCAGCACGGTTTCCCACTGCCCCTTGCACTTTTCACAAGAGTATTCATATACAGGCATAACCAAATCCTCCACCGTATCTAGACTGTGCCTGCCTTGAGTTTCCGCAGGTAATTCTTTTTTTCACGCAGGAGTACACGGCGAGGCATGGGCAACTTGAATTCCCTACAGATTTCCAGTGCTTCTCGCTCGGTGGCTTCCTCTAGCGTGTAGTAGTCTTTCTCGTGGAATAGGGGGTCATCACGCATCCACTGGAGAAAGTGGGCGTATTCGTGGGCGAGACTGAACAGCCACTCGGAAGTACGGCGACCTCCAGTGGCTACCTTGAGAGCACCACGAGCAGCAGCAGTACTCCTAGCCGTGTGGTCAGGCGGTTCAAATATGCCTTGGCAGCGTTCGCCGTCCAATGAATTTATTTGGTGTCCGCTACTTAAGACAAAACGAATGTTGCACTTGCGGCACTGGGAGCGGATGGTGCGGATGAAGTCTCGGACGCGGGGGTTCTTTAGGTACGCCATGCGGGAATCCTCCAAAGGTATGTTGGCAGTATACCACGGGGAAAATGGAAGAAAAGTGTAAACCCTTTATTTTAAAGGGGTTATATGCGATATTATCGGACATTGGAATACTTTAATTGGAAATACCCCTTGCAAAGCCCTGTTTTTATGGTATTATTTGGGTATGCAGAATTCTACCCACACGGCTTCGACCGCCCCCAACACGGCCACCAAGTCCGTGCTCGCTCGTCTCTTGGCGACTGAAAACATTTCGGTGGAGCACTCCGATGTGCCCACTGCTGCGTTCGACCTGAAGTCGCGTACCCTCATCCTGCCGCGTTGGAAGGACATGAGCAATTCGCTCTACGATATGCTTGTGGGTCACGAGGTGAGCCACGCCCTGAACACGCCGCAGAACGGTTGGACTGCGGACAGCAAGACTCTTGCCGCCAAGCACGGCGTGAGCGACGGCGTGGCTCGTCAGTACCTCAACATCGCGGAAGACGCTCGCATCGAACGGCTCATCAAGAACAAGTTCCCCGGTCTTCGTGCGGACTTCTTCAAGGGCTACGGCGAACTCCACGCGAAGAATTTCTTCGACACCGCCGGTCAGGCGTGGTCGGACATGTGCCTCGGTGATCGCGTGAACCTCCACTTCAAGTTGGGTCTGCACACTGGTGCGAGCATCACCTTCACCGCGTCGGAGCAGACCATCGTGGACGCGCTCGACGCTGCGAACACTTGGGCGGATGCCGTTGCTGCGGCTGATGCCATGCTTGCGGTTGACGCGGCTAAGTGGCAGAAGGAAAAGCAGCAGAGCGAGAGCGAGAGCGGCGAGGCTGTTCCGTCTGACGGCGAGGGCGAGGCGAGCGAGAACCAGTCGTCTGATTCGCAGACCGGTGAGGGCGAGTCCAAGCAGGAGAGCGGCAACACCAAGCAGGACGGTGGCGAGCGGTCTGCTCCCAGCGCGGCTAGCACCCCTGATTCGCAGGGTGGCAGCGGTGCGGGTGATGCCGCGTCGAAGAGCAACGGCAACGCCGCTGCACAGCCGAAGAACGACATGCCCATGCCGCGTACCCAGTCGGCGTTCGACAATGCACTCCAGACGCTGAACGAGGCGAAGAAGAGCGGCGGCTACGATGTGATTCGCGTGGGTGTGTGCGAGCCGCAGGATGTCGTGGTGGACTTCAAGACCGTGCTCGCGGACGCGGAGAGCATCGTGAGCCGCAACCGTCTCACCGTGGAGCCGTTCCGCAGCAGCGAGTACAAGACCGCGAGCACCGCGATGGCTACGGCTTTCGACCGTCGCAAGGCGGCGGACACTTGGAAGCGTACCGTGATTGCGAAGACGGGTGGCGTTGATCCCCTCCGCATGACGCAGTACAAGTGGAACGAGGACATCTTCCGCCGCACCGCTCGCGTGACCACTGGCAAGAACCACGGCATCGTGATTCTGCTCGACTGGAGCGGTTCCATGCACGGCATCATGCAGCAGACCCTTGGTCAGTTGCTCATCCTCACGGATTTCTGCCGCATGGCTGGCGTTCCGTTCGAAGTGTTCGCGTTCAGCGACTCGCCGTATATCCCTCTGCCGCAGGGTGTTGACGCTTACAGCAACGAGGCGTGGGACATTGCTGCCAAGCAGAGCAAGGAGTGGCAGAGCAAGATGAGTGGCAAGGCTGGCACTGCACAGGTGAGCCTCATCAACTTCTTCAGCAGTCGCATGACTGCTCCGCAGTACGAGCGGATGAAGGGCATCATGTGGAAGCAGTGGGGTTACATTGCGAATGACCGTCGTTACCGCATGAGTTCGACCCCGACTGTCGCTGCCCTGTATCACCTGTGCCCTGTGGTGGAGCGTTTCCTCAAGTCCAACCGCATTCAGATTGCCCACACCGTGGTGCTGACTGACGGCGAAGCGACTGACGGCTTCTATCCCAATGTGAAGTATTCGGGCAATGCCTACGGCAACCATCACCATGTGATGGAGGATGCGGTCACTGGCGTGTCTTACGATCTTGATACGCATTGGGAGTACGAAGGCATGACCTCCAAGCAGTTTCAGCGTGGCTCGGTGCGTTGGGACAAGCCGTACAATGCGTCGGTGTGTGCCGCGATTGACATTCTGCGTCGTCGCACGGGTTCCAAGGTGCACTGGATCGGTCTGTCGGAGCGGTCTGGTGCTACGGTTCCGAGCATGGGCGGCTTCGTGCCTGACGCGAAGGGCAACAACTGGAGCCGCGACGGCTACGCTCGTGGTCGCGCTGGTGGTTTCGACACTGCGGTGATCGCTGCTGCTGCTCGTTTCGGTGGTGCAGGCAATGATTCGTGGCTCAACAAGCAGTTGGACAAGATGGACGAGAAGATTGACGGTGCAAAGACCGCTCGTACCCTCGTCACCGCTGTGGTGAACAAGCAGGCGATGGCAAATTCCATGCGTTCGCTGGCCACGATCATCGGAGAGTACCTCGCACTCGCGTGATTCGCGTGAATTCACGCCCCTCTGGAGCAGTAAATTCTGCAAAAATACCGTAAACCCTGCTCCAGAGGGGCTTTAGGCACTCAATTATCGGACTATTTTAGTCCAATTTCGCAAAAAACCCTTGACAGAACCCCAATATCTGGTAAATTATTGATATGAAGAACTCTACCTACACTCTCACTTCGACCCAGCACTCCTTCGTGACCGCCATCCGCCCGCACCTCGCTGCTTTCGGTCTGTCCGCGAAGACCACTGACAACGGGCAGAGCGTCCAGTTCTCGCCGCTGCTGAAGGCGGCGCAGAAGGCGGGCTACTCCGCTGTGCCCGCGTGGTGCATGGAGAAGAGCCGCAAGTGCGGTCGCGGCATGTATGTGCTGCCGGAACTGTTCGCTGACGATTCGGCGTTCGTTGTGACCGCCGTGAAGCGTGGTCGCCCTTCGGGTGCGAAGACCGTGAAGACCACTGTGAAGACGGTGGATCGTGCTGCTGCTGCTCTCGCGTCGGTTGTGGCTGATTCGTCGGTGGCGACGAACATCACCGGCAGCGGTGCGGTGAACATCACTGCCGATGCGGCTTGCATGGTTGCGAGCCTGACGGGCGGCGAGCGGAATTCGTTCACGCCGGACACCGACAGCAACTACATTCCGTGGGGCTACCACGGCGAAATTGAGACGATCATCGCGTCCAAGGCGTTCTGCCCCGTGTTCATCACGGGCATGAGCGGCAACGGCAAGACCACGATGGTGGAGCAGGTGTGTGCGAAGTTGGGACGCGAGTGCATCCGCGTGAACTTCACCGTGCAGACCGACGAGGACGAACTGCTTGGCGGCTTCCGCCTCATCGCGGGCGAGACGAAGTTCGTGCCCGGTCCCGTGCTCGTGGCGATGGAGCGTGGTGCGGTGCTGCTGCTTGACGAGGTTGACCTTGGCGGTCACGCCATCATGTGCCTCCAGTCGGTGCTGGAGGGCAAGGGCAAGTTCATTCCGAAGATTGGTCAGTATGTGCGTCCTGCGGCGGGCTTCACCATCGTTGCCACCGCCAACACCAAGGGCAAGGGCAGTGCGGACGGTCGCTTCGCGGGCACGAATCAGTTGAACGAAGCCTTCCTCGACCGCTTCCACTTCTGCTACGAGCAGGATTACGCGGAGCCGAAGGTGGAGAAGAAGATTCTCAAGAAGTATGCCGCGAGCCTCGGCGTGAACGACGATTCGTTCATGGACAATCTGGTGCAGTGGGCTGACTTGGTTCGCAAGTCGTTCAAGCAGCAGATCGTGAACGAGATCATCACCACCCGCCGTCTGCGTGACATCGTGTTCGCGTTCAGCGTGTTCGGTGACAAGATGCAGGCGATTGAGCGTTGCGTGAGCCGCTTCGATGAGGAGACGAAGAACGCCTTCACGGAGTTCTACACCAAGATCGACGCGACCGCCAAGGCGGCTGACGCTCCTGCGGCGACGGAGACGGCTTCGACTGTCGATGCCAACTCCACCAAGTGCCCGTTCTGATAGAAAGGAAACCACACCATGACCACCACACTGCATCCACTCGTCAAGGGCATCACCATCAGCACCGATGACCACGAGACTTTCTTCAAGCGTCGCATCCACCTGTTTCTCGCCAACGGCTACGGCGTTAGCGTCGTCTACGGCACTGGCATCTACTCGCACACTCTCAACGGAGAGCGTCACGGCAAACTGCCGCCTGATGTGGGCAACGCCAAGCCTGAAGCGTCTTCGGTGGAAGTCGCAGTGATTCACCCCAACGGCAGTTTCGTGCCGTTCACTGGTGGAGATGAAGTTCGCGGATGGACTGACCTCGACACCGTTTTCAAGATTGTGGCATGGGCTGCTGCCCTGCCGTCTGCTACTGTTACTGCCTGATTCACTAAACTCTTTTCACAAGGAAAAACAAAATGAACACCAACAACAACATCATGCTCGCTTCGTACACTCCTGGACAGATCGCTTTCATCTCGTGGCTTCAGGGCAACCGTGACAAGATTGCCGTGTTTGACGAGTGCACCGTGAGCCGCAAGGACTTGCTCGCCCTGCTTCAGAGCGACTCTGCCTACATTGCCGTGCCTGCGTGGATCGCTGCTCCCAAGTCTCGCCGTGCTGGTCGCGGAAACTACTTGATTCCTGAAATCAATGCCGATGTGGCTACTCTGGTCGTGAACGGCAACAAGCGTGGACGCAAGGCAGGCAGCAAGAATGTGAAGGGAACCGCTCCTGCGGCTCCCGCCCCCACGCCGGTGAAGGCTTGATTCACCCGTCCCCGTAACTCAGTGGATAGAGTAGCCGCCTTCTAAGCGGCAAGTCAGTGGTTCGAATCCACTCGGGGACGCTTCTCGTGACACTTTCGCAAACTCTACAGGAAACACCGCATGTGCAAGCAACTTCGAATGAGCGACTTTGAGCGTTCCATCCGTTCCGACTCCCCAATGTATCCGCATGACCCCGATGCAGACTGGGATGATGATTGTATCGAATTTCCGTCTGACGAGGATATGGAAGGCGATGTGACGGACACCGCCGAATATCCCGACGAGCCGTGGGATGATGAAGTCGCGGACTAACAGCAGAAAGAAAAAAATGAACACCGCCACCGAAACAACTGAATTCCCCCATCTCACGATTAGCCTGTCTCCCATTCACCTTCACGACATTGTTGTTCTGCTTGAAGACTTTGTTCCCAAGCAGGAAAGCAAGTATTCGCTCAAGAGGCTACTCATGGCACTGCGGCAGAACGGTTACGAATCATTTGCCGCACTGGAAACGGTGGCGAGCAAACAGTTGAGTGCTCAACTCTCTCATCTATTTGAGAGTGGACTGGCAGAACGATACACTAGAAATAGGAATAGTGAAACCGATTCTCCACCTGACGCGGACTAATTGAATAACGGGTGCGTAGTCCAACGGCAGAGACAGAGGACTCAAAATCTTCACAGTGTGGGTTCGAATCCCACCGCACCTATTCGAATAGATACCTTGCCCCATTAGTAGAGTTCTGCGGGCAACAGCCCTGATAGCGTAGTGCTATCAGGGTTTTTTTATTTCTACAGGGATTTCCTGCGTATGTGGAAACCCTGAACACGCGCTAGAAACAGGGGTGTTACGGGTGGGTACGCTCTCGGCAGGTAGTCGGGGACCAGTCATTTCGGGGGGTGGTCCGGTGGGGGGTGGGCCGGCTAGCCCAACCCGAAGAATTCCGAAAGGCAAAATTCAAAAATTGGGACTCCTAGAAATCGCTAAAGTAGATTTCAAATATTGGGACTCCTATGAGCCTCTCCCAAGATTTCAAATATTCAGCACCCACACGGCGTTTCGCCACACGCTCTGCCTACGCTCTGCCCTCCCAATCCCCATACGCCACGCCCCAAGCCCGCCCTAGCCCCGTATAGCCCGTCCGTATACCCACGCCCAACCCCGTTTCCCCACACCGCCGCCCCGCAAATCCACGCCACAGTTTTCAAATATTGACACCCCTTTGACCACGGAGTAAAAACTTTATCCTTTACCTAATTCCTGAAGTAAAACCCCGTAAGTGTTTTAGTAGGGAAAAATATTCGTACCCCTTGCAGTTCGCCCTGCCTGTGTTATACTAGTGGCATGAGCACACCGCAACAGCACCACCTGTTTGCACGGTTCACCGAAGCAGACGGTGTGGACAAAGAGTTTATCTACTGGGTGGAGTTCCGCCCTGTGGAACACCTCAACAGTTGCCGCATCAACTTGTGCCATCCCGAAGCCCCGTTTTGGAAACAGGTTCCTGTGGTCACTACAGTCATGCGAAAAATGGAGAAGAGTGGGCGGAACGAGTGGACGGTGGGATTGGAAACGGCACGAGTGCTGTGGGCCATGTTGATTCGCAACGGCTGGTACACCACCGTTCACGACGCACAGGTGGGCAAGCCGGTATGGCTGATTTCGGTGGAAGACCTCGTGAAGATTGTGGAAGGACAAAACGCATGAGTACTCCCCTTCACCACTTCTCGCCCCAAACGCTATTGGAAACCCTGCCCGCGTTGGGTCGGTTGGACATTGCCGCAAAATACACAAAGCCTACAGAACACCTGTGGGGGCTGCGTGACTGCCGTGACCCCTCGGAGAACGGCAGTTTCACCTCACGCCTGTGGTTCAAGCCTGCTTGGGAGCGGTGGGGCGGGGTGTGGGTGGTGAACGGCATGAGCGTGGAGTTGTGTGGCTACGCTGCGGGCGTGAAATGGGACACAGCCCTGCGTGTGCGTAGCGTGTCTGCTCCCAAGATCGTTCATGCCTTTGAAGGTGGTCGCGTGTGGATGGAGTGGAGCCACGCACAAGCCCTGTGGGCAGCGTGTCGTGAGCGGTGGCTGGAGTACAGCACAGACAGCGGCAGGTTTTGGTTGATGTGGCCCAACAAATGGGAGCAGATATGACCGACACGAACGGAGTTTACGAATTGCGTGAACGGGGATCGTCGCGGGTGTGGCAGTTCTTTCCCGTGACAGGCGATACCGTGCGGATCAAACTGGTGTGGAACGATCTGCCGATGGGAGCGTGTGAGCGGTGGGTAATGAAAACCGCATTCAAACGCGGCGGGGTGGAGGTTCCGTGGAATCCGTTTGGGCGGGGCTACTCCTTTTTGAATTTCCGAATGGACTACCACCCCACCTACGAAACCCACTACTGTGAAGTAGAGTTCCACCGGAGCGAAGGCTATACGGTGTACATGGACACCGGAGACGCTCGGATACTGTGGGCAATTATTGCAGGTGATGTGGACGGGTTTCAAAACGCCAGTCGGGCAGCACAAAAAAATCGCAAGGGGGCAACCCCTCCGCAAGTCGTATAAATACTGTACTGCTTTGTGAAAGGAGCAAAATCATGGGTGACGCTTTTATCAATCTGTTGGGTATTGCGGTGGCAGCGGTAGTGTTCTCGTTTGCGTTTACTGCGGCTGACCGAGTGTTCGGTGGCAAGATTCGCAAGCGACGAGCCAAGTAAAAAATAAGCCACGACACACACGCGACTCCTGTGCCTCATAAATAGAGACACGGGAGTTGTAGTGTTTTCTGCCATGTTCCCGCAAAGGAGCACACATGGCAGACGATAAAAAGCACGAACACCACCACTGCGAAGGTTGCGAAGCCCACCGTAAGGCTGAACGGGAAGACCTGCGTGAAAAACTGAAGCGGTGCTGTGAAGCACGAGAAGCCGCACGGGCTGAACGGGAAAAAGAATTACAAGAAGCGGCTGAAGCCCACGAGGAGGAGTTGAAAAGCCTCAAGAAGAAACTTGCAGCGTTTCAATTGGCTACGGTTGTGGGTGTCACCATTTTGGGGCAGGAAACATTCGATAAAATAATGGGCAAGGTGGACGAAGCCCAAGGGGTAACAGAAAAGATTACGGGTGGCGGTGCGGCTAAATCTGAAACCGAAGAAAAAAATGCCAAGCCACAACCCAAGGGCGGCAAGCCCCTGTCGTGGAGTGGCGAGGGTGACGATTTTGTTTTGGTGAACAACTCGTACAGTGGTTCGTGGGTGATACCGTTTCGCAGAGGCACACCACAAAAATCATTTGACAAGCCCATGACAATTACTGAAGTGGCTGCACCGTCCCTGTGGGAAATTGCAAACAGCACCAGCGGAGTGCAACTGCCGCTGCCACCCAAGGGCGAAGAGTTGACCTATACATCACCAACTCCCAGCACATGGTCACAATACATGTTCACGATTCCGTCTCCAGAAATTACTCCTGCTGTATTGGCAATGAACACAGGGGTGGAGACAGTTGGAGACGACGCTGCATTCGTGTTTGCTCCGAGTGCGTCTGCGGTTCCAACACCAAATACTTTCTCCGTTTTTGCTTTGAGTCTAATCAACAATGGTCGTAGACGCATCGCTTAACAGAAAAGGAAACCTATGCTTAAAGCACTAGCACTCGGCACTCTTGTAGTATCAGCAGCATCCGCAGACTTGGTAGACGGCAGTTTTGAAGCCAACGACATCTACTACGGTTACGGATTTCTAACAGGTGGATTGGACACTCCGTGGAACACCACCGCTCCCGACAATCTGATTGAGATTTGGGGGCAGTACATGGGCACTCCTGCTTACGAGGGAACTCGTCACGCAGAACTCAATGCCAACTACGCATCCGCTCTGTATCAGGATGTGAACGGTTTGGGCGACAACAATCCTATCAACTGGCACTTTGCCCATCGTGGTCGCTACGGAACCGATGTAATGAAACTTACCATTACAGACTTGGGAGCCGACCAAGCATGGGGCGGTGGAGACGACACCACAATCTTTACCCAAAATTTTGCAGCGGATAACGCTGCATGGCAGGTTCACTACGGCACAATTACTTCAATCGGAAATCTTACCCGTTTCTCGTTTGAAGCAGTGAGTGCTGTGGGCGGAAACACCCAAGGCAACTTTATTGATTGGTGTGGTTTCGGTCCAGGTGTTGTGATTCCAAACCCAGGAGCAATTGCTCTGATGGGATTGGCTGGAATTCTAGTTCGTCGCAGACGCGAGGCATAAAAATACTAAAGTTGTAAACTACGGAAACATAAATACTTTCGGTCTGGGTTGGCGTGGACTGTGCGAACAGATTACGCTGCTCATGCAAAGGGAACTTCGCTACCTTTCGACCGCCATAGTAGGGGGAGTCCCACGGGTAACGGGACTCCCCTCTATTTTTATGCTCCAGCGCCTCCACCGCCACCGCCAAATCCTGTTCCGTTTTGTGTGGTAGCAATATTCCATTTTTGAGTGGGATCAAGCACTTGTATTTTTCTGCTGATAAAATCAACCGTGACATACATTCTGTTTGTGTTTGTTTGTATGGAACTAACTGTGCCTCTCCACAAAGTATCGGATGACGAATTGTCCCATCCCCATACTGTGTACTGTGGTCGATAGGAAGTATTTGCCAACGATACTCCACCCGCAATAGTAAAGAATTGTGTGTCTCCCACACCGAATTGAGAGTCTTTGCCTACTTGTGTACTGGAAGACAACCCAGGATAATAACCAACATACGATCCTGATGCCGATGTAGTCAAGCCACGAACCTCAATAAATTCAGAGTCAAGCACCGTGTCTAAATCTTGGAAATTGTATTCGAATGTGGCTCCACGAGGACGACCTATCCATCTTTCAATTGGTTCCTCTAGAACAGGATCAAACATGTCTGCTCGTTGTAAAACTGCTCCAGATATAAAAAATACAGGATCGGTGGTAACACCACCAACATCAATAGAGTCGGTTGCACCAATATCGGTGAACTCTGGAGGAACAGGCGGTTCAACATCATTCAATACATTAGATCTGGAGTCTTTTTGAAGTTTAGTAGTGTTCCATTTAGCCATAGTTTCCTCCTGTTTATTTAGTGTGTTTAGAATACCTAAATAATAAAGGAGGAACCCCATGCGATTTGATTCCAGTAAATACCGTTCGCTCAACGAGAGCATTTCACATATTCAAGAGGCTCCCAGCAGCGGAGTGGAAGGCGACTACGAGGGCGAAATGGCTCGTGGCGAACTAAAGTCCCTGATTGCCAACGCACAGGAACTCCTCAAGATGCTTGGGGAAGACACCGAAATTGAAGCGTGGGTGCAGAGCAAAATCACTAAGGCTGCGGACTATATTTCCAGCGTTCGCAACTACATGGTGGGCGACACCGTGAACGAAGCCAAAAAGCCGATGGTCAAGGTTGGCTTGAATCCCAAAAAGAAAATTGGGTATCAGGTAGTTTCAGTTGGACCAGGTGGCAAGCGAACAGTTGAGAAGTCTGTGGACTATCCCAAGAAGGCAGTGCAGGAAGCGTCGGCTGCATGGCAGCGCGCCGAAGGCAAGAATCCTGAAGGCGGCTTGAACAAGAAGGGTATAGAGTCGTATCGCCGCGAGAATCCTGGCAGTAAACTCCAGACGGCTGTAACCACCAAGCCCTCCAAACTCAAGGCAGGCTCCAAAGCCGCGAAGCGTCGCAAGTCGTTCTGTTCTCGTATGCGTGGCATGAAGGCTAAACTTACTTCTGCCAAAACAGCAAACGATCCAGATTCGCGCATCAACAAGTCGCTGCGTAAATGGAACTGCTGAACTAACGGAAACCAAATATGTCAACCATTCGTCCAGGTCTTGGTGCTAAAACTGGTCATGCTGCGTTGATAACCAATACTGGTTTGAACGATGTACAAACCACACAAACACAGCAGATAGCAGAAACCGCTGCCATTGCAGAATCTAACAAAGTAAGAGACGAATACCAAGAAGATATAGCGGAACTGCCTCTACCGCCACAAGGAACCACATATGTGTTCTCATTCAATGGAGCAACAGGACATGTTCAGGGCGTGTCAAGCGTTGATGGCGCAACTGGTGCTGTGAATTTGATATTTGATGGTGGAGAATTGTAAAACAAAAAGGGGCTTTCGCCCCCTCTTGTTGTTTTATTGTTGTGTCAAAGTATTACGGCAACTCTGCTTCTTGTTCTAGACTGTCAGAACTTAGAGTTATTTGAGTTCCTACCGTTGGTATTACACGAACACCATTGGACTGACATCGAACAGTTGTGCTGATGCCTTTATGTGTTGGTGCTTGGCTCAAATCCAACACTGCTTCTCCGTTTCCAACAAACGAATCAATTGCTAGTGTGTTCTGTGGTGCTATCGAAGGATGAGTATACACTCTTCCTCCGTAAATGTACATGGTTCCAACCGCAAGATTGCCTTGCATTGCAACCTGCCACTCTGGGCCAACACCAGCATTGCTGTACAGATGATTGATTGTAGTCAGGTTGTTTCCTCTCAAATTGGCAGTTGAAGACGGATAGCCTATTGTGCAGGTTGCTGGATCTGTGTCGGGTTGAGAAATTGGTGGAGACAACCACAGGCTTCCAGGTTCTACTACAGTTGTATTAGTTCCAGCGGATATTCCGGCAGATGCAGGAGCAGCACACGGGAATCCTCCTGTAGAGGTAATGTCTCCTTCAATGTTTACTGTTCCAATATTGCTGATGTATCCAACCGTTCCAACCGTTCCAAGAATAAAGTATTTGCAAGTACTGGTTTGACTAAAAATAACATCTCCAATAGAGCAGTTGCTAAAACTGGTGGTGTTTATTCTTGAAGTGTAGTGATTTGGATATGCGTTTCCTGTATTGGTGAATCCGTATGATGGAGAGAATTTCACAACATTTATATTTGTAGTATCCAATTCTATATTTCCGTCTTTGGAATTGTTTTGTTGGTTCATACTGTTCCAATTTCCAGTAATTACAACATTTCCGTGTGTGTAAATGGAACCAGTTGGGGTTGGAACTGAACCTGTTGTTCCTGTGTTTTGTGCAGACCCATACGGACGAACAGCAACGCTTCCTCTGTTGTAGTAATTGGAAGAACCATCGTACAGGTATCCAGTTGCACCCGCGGCCGTTCCACCTGCTTCTGATGTTGCTCCGTATCCCGTCACGCCCCTTAAAAATACTGTGGTTGGAGATTGAGAATAATCGTTCACGGTTCCCTTTACACGAATGTATTTTTCGTTCAGGAAACTGTCACCAATTGTGTCTACCACACCAGTGGTTGCTCCGTCTCCGGTTCTTCCAATAATAAATG